ATGAGCACCAGCCAGGCGTCAGCCGACCAGCGAACACGCGCAGTGATCTACTGCCGCATCAGCCAGGACCGCACCGGCGCCAACCTCGGCGTCGACCGACAGCGCGAGGACTGCGAAGCCCTCGCCACTCGCAACGGCTGGCACGTCGTCGAGGTGTACGTCGACAACGACGTGTCCGCGTTCTCCGGAAAGCTCCGCAAGGACTACCGCCGGATGCTCGCCGACCTCGAACTCGGCACCGCCACGATCGTCATCGCCTGGCACACCGACCGACTCCACCGCTCCCCCACCGAACTGGAGGAGTACATCGACCTGTCGGAGCGGCGCGGCGTGTCGACGCACACCTGCCAGGCCGGGTCCATCGACCTGTCCTCACCGTCCGGCCGCATGACCGCCCGCATCCTCGGCGCCGTCGCCCGCCAGGAGTCCGAGCACAAGGGCGACCGCGTGGCCCGGGCCCGCCAGCAGAAGGCGAAGGCCGGCGCCTGGGCCGGTGGCCCCCGCCCGTTCGGATGGGGCCTGCCCACCGGCGAGGTCAAGAAGAAGACCGTGAAGGGCACTGACGAGGAACTCGAAGTCCCCGTCCTCGACATGAACAAGCTGGTCCCCGAGGAAGGGGCAGCGATCGAAGTAGGCACCGACCAGATCCTGGCCGGCGGGTCGATCCGGGGGTGGGTTCGCTGGCTCGCCGACAAGGGACTCGTGGGAACGCAAGGCAAGCCGATCGGACACGGCGCCGCGCGGGACATTCTGATGCGGCCGAGGAACGCCGGAATCGCCGTGTACAGGGGCGAGGAGATCGGGCCCGGGGCGTGGGAGGCCCCCATCGACGAGGCGCGCTTCAGGGCCGTTGTGGCGATCCTGACGAACCCGTCCAGGCTCACGACCCCGGGGCCGACGGCGAAGTGGTTCGGCTCGCTAATCTACGAGTGCGGCTTCGGGGACTGCACGAAGACGGTGGTCTGCACTCGTACCGGCAGGGGGAACTACCCGAGCTACCGGTGCCCGGACCAGTGCGGTGGGGGGCGGAAGGTCGACGTCGTTGACCGGTACGTGCAGGACCTGCTCATCGAGCGCTTGTCACGCGACGACGCGGCCGAGCTGCTGCAGCCCGCACCGGACGGGGTCGACGTGGCGGCGCTGCAGGTGGAGAGCGAGCTGATCCGGCGGCGGCTCACCGACCTCGCCTCGATGTTCGGGGCAGGCAGTGTGGACATGGCCCAGTTCACCGAGGGCACGGACGTCGCGCGCGCCCAGCTCAAAGGCGTGACGCAGCAGCTGGCCCGGGCCGCGGTGAAGGACCCGCTCGTCGGCCTGGTCGGCATGCCCGATGTACGGAAGGCGTGGAACGGGCTCGGCCTCGACCGCCGGCGCACCGTCCTACGAACCCTGCTCAAGGTCAGGCTGCTGAAGCCGCGGCCCGGCCGCCGGGCCGACGGCGGATACGTCGACTACGACGCCATCGAAACGACATGGAAGCGGTGAATTTTACTGGGAAATACGATCCACGAACAAGTCCACCAGGCGCGAACAGACCAGATCCCCCCATCGTTCCGCTGTTCGGAATTCCTCCAGTAGTCGCGGATCGGTTTCGCCACTCTTCAAATAATCGGAGGCGCCATTTAGGATTTCCGCACCGTCCTCTGCAATCTCTTCATCGCTCAGCATCGACGCCCCGTGCAGCACCGCTTCCGCGATGCCCACGAGAGCTTCCTTGTCGATGTTTTCCAGCTCAAGGCGCGTAACGGGGACCGCCTTGTAGGCATCATTGAAGTCGATCAGGCGCTTCCCATACCTCGCACAGATGGCGTCAAGCTCATGGCGAAGCACGCCCGAATCATATGAATCCCTGTATCCCTTAGCCGCCAACGCAACCCGTCCCGCACACTCCTCGCGCTCTAGCTCATATCTCGCAAACGCGAGGCTCGCTTCGGCCTCTCGAAATTTCATCTGTGCGGAGTTCAGCTTTTTCGCCGCCGCCTCGACGACGATTTCTAGCGTGTCCGGCGGCTTAAGGAAGAAGTCGATCGGCTTCCCAAGGACCTCGGAAAGTGCCACCACTTCCGTGAAGAGGACCGGCCGCGCCGCCGACTCGGACTTGGCCACCGTCGTCTGCCGCCAGCTGAAGCCGCGCACCCTCATCTCTTCCGCCAGCTGCTGCTGAGGCAAGCCGGCGTCGCGACGCGCGGCCCTCAGCTGCGCCGCCAGGAGCTCTGCCCCCTCGCCAGCATCCGCCCCCTGCCCGTCGGGCTTGGCGTTGGATGGCGTTGGTTCGCGACTATCCCTCATGAGGATGGAGAGTACCGGACGACTCACCCTTTTCAAGGTTGACGACCGACGGACGGAGGTGCATTCTTCAGGGGCATCACCAACACCAGCCATCTCATCCTCAAGGGGGTTGAGCATGCAGCGCTACTTCACCACGGCCGAAGTCGCCGACCGATACCGCGCAGCTCAGAGCACCGTGCGGTTCTGGAGGCACACCGGCTATGGCCCCAAGGGGGTCAAGGTGGGGCGCCGCGTCCTGTACTCCGAGGACGAACTGGTCCGGTTCGAGCAGGCGCTCACCGGGACCGAAGAGTCCAAGGAGAGTGCGTGAGCAGCACCGCGGCAGCAAGTGCCGCAAACGACGACAGCGCCTGGGGGGCAACCCAGACGCCGTCTGTCGAGCAATTCGAAACCACCGCTAAGCAGATCGGAACGCTCATGACGAGTGTACGAGAGACCACTGACATCCCGCAGGGGAACGCTGTTCGCCTGCCCGGCTACACCCTCGATCGCCTGATGAACGCCCCGCTCGACCGGGTCCTCACCGACCTGAACGCGCAGGTCATCGAGATCGACATGCCGTATCCCAGCTACTTCGGGGGCTGCTTTACCCGCTCCGACGGGCGCCGCCTCCTCGCCATGCCCGCCGGCCGCGACGCCTTCGAGCGGACCACGATCGCCCGGTACCTCCTCGCGGAGGCGATCGGCCTGGACGTCACCCCGCTGCCCGCCCCGTTCAACACCGTCATGCACCCGGTGACCACCACGGCGGTGACCGCATGAGCACCAGCCTCCAGACCAGCACCTGCACCACCTACACCTGGTGCACCAAGACCGGCGACCACACCTGGCACGAGTCCGCATACGTGCAGGCTCCCGCCCAGGACGGTCTCGGCGGCGTGGTCCTCCCCGCCAACCTCATGGCGGACGAAGCCTCCCCGTTCGTCGGATTCCTCGACCTCGACCTGACCCCCGCCCAGACCCGGACCCGGTGCGCTGAGCTCCGCGTCCACCTGGAGGGCGTTGCGGCGCTCGCCGACCAGGGCGACGGCCGGGCCCCGCTGGAGCCCGCCACCGAGTGCTACTCCGTCACCGCCGCCGGCGCGGCCGGGGCCCTGCTGTCCGCCGAGATCTTCCGCAGCGACGACGCCGACGACCCGCGGACCACGATCGCCGTCTGGTCGCAGCCGCGCGCCGACGACGAACTCGACGTCGCCGGGGCCGACCAGCTGCTCGCCGACCTGGAGCAGTTCATCCCCCGCCTCCGGGCCCTGCGCAACCACCTCGCCTCGGTCACCACGGCGGCATCCGCTGGGAAGGAGGGGCGCCCGTGACCGAGCAGCGCACCCCCGTGGCGGCCGAGGACATCCTCGGCCGCCCGGCCGGGGCCGATCACGGCGACACCGCGTACTGGGCCCGCATCAAGCGCATCGCCGCCCAGGCCCCGCCCCTCAACGACCTGCAGCGCGCACGCATCCGCGCCGCGTTCCACCAGCCGGCCGAGCACAAGGAGAAGGCAGCATGAGCGAGCGCCGCCCCGGTCAGTGGCCGGTCGAGAACCCCGTCGAGCTCCCCGAGGTCGACGAGCAGGGCGCCCAGCACCTGGCGCTCGTCGCCGAGCAGGCCCGCTTCCACGTCACGCTCGGCGCCGTCCGTGCCGACCTCGAAGCGCAGCCCAGCGACATGTGCCTGCGCGCCGCCGCCCGCCGCTGGCAGAACGCCATCACCGCGCTGGCCGACGAGCTCGGCCAGCAGCTGCGCAACACCGGGTGACCGCCCGGCCGGGCCGCCCATCCGCGGCGGCCCGGCCCACACGGACAACCACCCGGCCCGCAGAAGAGAGCCCGTTCGTGAACGACACCATCGCCTTCAACCGACTCGCCGACCTCCTCGGCAGCATGGGCGAACCCACCCGCTACCAGGGCGGAGCACTGCGGACCCGCGGCATCTGCCACGACGGCACGTCCCCCGGCACCGTCGCCATCCGCCGCGGCAACAACGGCGGCGCCGTCGTGTTCTGCCACAAGTGCCAGGGCAACACCAACTTCCTCGCCGCGATCGGCTGGACCGAAGCCGACCTGTTCGACGAGCCCCTGCCCGAACGGCAGCGCGACCGCCCCGCCGACGACACATGGATTCCCTGCCAGGACCGCGGGCACAAGCGCATCGCCCAGTACCTCTACCGCAACGAGAACGGGGCGCTCGTCCACGGCGTCACCCGGTGCGACCACAAAGACTTCGCGCAGTGGCGCCCCGACGACAGCACCCGCTCCGGCCGCCGCTGGTCCCTCAACGACAAGCAGGGCAACCGCCTCGTCCGCCTCGTCCCCTACCGGCTGCCCGAACTCCTCAAGGCGAAGGAAGCCGACCGGGTCATCTGGATCGCCGAGGGCGAGAAGGACGTGCACACCCTCGTCGACCACGGCCTGGCCGCCACGTGCAACGCGGCCGGCTCGGGCAAGTGGACCGCCGAGCATGCCCAGTTCTTCGACGGCGTCGACGTGACGATCGTCGCCGACCGGGACGACAAAGGGCGCGAGCACGCCGAGCAGGTGGTCGCCACCCTGCGCGGCCTGGCCCGCTCCGTGTACGTCGTCCAGGCCCGCAGCGGCAAGGACGCCACGGACCACTTCGCGGCCGGGCACCACGACACCGACTTCGACCAGGTGTGGGCACCCGTCCCGCACCCCGACGACCCGGCGGTGACGGCGTGACGACCGCCCCTCACTGGAAGCCGAACATCGAGCCTGCCGCGTGGGACCAGGGCGTGCACCCCGAGGACCTGAAGGACTGGGAAGAGCCCGTTCCGCTCGACCCGCCGCCCGCACCACCGATCGACGCCACACGGCTGCGCGGCATCGGCGCGATGGCGCAAGCCGTATCCGACAGCCTTCAGGTCCCGGTCGATCTCCCCGCCTGGCTCGGCATGGCCGTCATCTCCACCGCCATCGGCGGCCGCCGATCCGTCAGCCCCAAGGCGGACTGGTCGGAGCCCGTCACCCTGTACACCATGCCGGTCGCGGCGCCCGGCGAGATGAAGTCGCCGGCCCTCGGCCTCATGGCCAAGCCGATCTTCGAGGAGCAGAAGCGGCGCCGCATCGAGGACACCTCGGCCGTCGCCCGCGACCAGCAGGACCGGCGCATCGCCGAAGCGTGCGTGTCCGACGCCGAGTCGAAGGTCATCAAGGCCAGCGATCCGGCCAAGCGGAAGAACGCGCGGGCGCTCCTCGACGCGGCACGCGACGACCTCGAAGCGCTCGGCGAACCGCGGGTGTTCACCCAGCTGATCGCCGACGACACCACCCCGGAAGCGGCAGCCGACCTCATCGCCCAGCAGGGCGAGCGCCTCGCCATCCTCTCCACCGAGAGCTCGTTCCTTGGGAACGTCGGCGGCCGGTACAGCAAGAACGCCAACCCCGAGATCGTCCTCAAGGCGTGGAGCCACGAGCCCCACGCGGTGAACCGGAAGAGCGGGCAGCCGCTCCTCCTCGAACGCCCGAACCTGACGCTGGGCCTCGCCGTCCAGCCCGGGTTCCTCACCGGCATGGGCGAGACCGGCGACGTGTTCCAGGCCCGCGGCCTCATGGCCCGGTTCATCTTCTCCATGCCCGCCAGCCGGGTCGGAGACCGCGTCTACGACACCGATCCGATCCGGCCGGAGATCAGCCACGCATGGGGCGCCAGGGTCAAGGCGATGATGGCGACGCTCTGGGACAGCGACGAGCCGCAGGAGATGCAGCTCGACCACAAGGCCAAGGAGTCGTTCCGTGCGTTCTGGGAGGCGCTGGAGCCCCGGCACAAGGCGCACGGTGACCTCTCCTCGATCGAGGGCTGGGCAAAGAAGCTGCCCGGGCAGGTCCTTCGGATCGCCGCGGTGCTCACCCTGTTCGAGAACCCCGAGGCGCTGATCGTTCCGGGTGACGTGATGGACGACGCGGTGTCCCTCGTCCCGTACCTGATCGCACACGCCCGGCTGGTCGCCGACCTGATGTCGGCGGAGCGGCAGTCGAAGCTGGGCCCGGCCCGGGCGGTCCTCGACTGGCTGCGCCGCAAGGAAGTTGAGGGCCGCTTTCCGGCCGGTGACGTCGAGAAGGGCGTTCGGGGTCAGGCGTGGTGCACGGAGATGGCTGACGTCGACGACGCCCTGGACGTGCTCGTGCGGGCTGGGTGGGTGCGGCAGATCGATCCGCCCGAGCGGAAGGAAGGCCAGCGCGGCCGACCGCAGAAGCCGCGTTTCGTGACACACCCGGACGTGACGAGCCAGGGAAGCCGGGTTATCTCCATTAATTCCATGCCTCGGGGTGCGGCGTGAAGTGCCCCGGCTTTACCTCCAGAACTCTCCGTAAGCCTATTTTTAACTAATTATTACTCTACGTAATCAATGGGGCTGGGTTCGGTCACTCACCCAGCCCCATGACCCTCACCTTGAACGCCCCCATCGCATGGAATTAATGGAGGAAACACCGTGGCCTACGCCATGCACGCGACCACCTCACTCGTCGCGGCCGAGCCCGGCTGGAGCGTCAAGGTCACCGACCTCTCCGACGGCGACCCCACCATCTGCCCGATCGTCGCCTGGGCATCCGTCGTCACAGGCTTCGACGGAGACGGCGCCGTCCAGACCGAGGTCCAGCCTGTCTTCGTCGCCCACGGCAGCACATGGACCGGCGCCCAGTACCCCCTCGGCCCGGCCCCCGCCATCGTCCCGCCGCTCTCATGAACGTCGACGACGTGGTGGCTGCCCGCATAGAGGCCGCCCGCGTCCGTATCGCAGCGGCGAAGCGGCGGCGCGAGGAACTGTCCGCCGCCCGCCGCCGCGGCCTCGCCGCCCGCCACGCAGCCAAGCTCCGCAACCTCGCGGCCCGCGTTTCAGACGAAACACCTGCCGCCCCCAACCCTCCGAAGGAGAACCCCTGATGTCCGGTGAAACCACGATCACGATCGTCGGCAACCTCGTCGACGACCCCGAGCTGCGCTTCACCCCGGCCGGCGCGGCGGTCGCGAAGTTCCGCATCGCCTCGACCCCGCGCGTCTTCGACAAGCAGACCAATGAGTGGAAGGCCGGCGATGGCCTGTTCCTCACCTGCTCCGTGTGGAGGCAGGCCGCCGAGAACGTGGCCGAGACCCTCACCAAGGGCATGCGCGTCATCGTCCAGGGCCGCCTCAAGCAGCGGTCCTACGAGGACCGCGAGCAGGTGAAGCGCACCGTGTACGAGATCGACGTCGAAGAGGTCGGCCCGTCGCTGCTCCGCGCGTCGGCGAAGGTCGCGAAGAACCCGGCCGGTGGCGGCCAGCAGGCCAGCGCCCGCGGTGCCGACGACCCGTGGGCCGGTGCCCAGCCCGCGCAGTTGCAGCCCCCGCAGCAGGCCGGCGGATGGGGCAGCAACCAGCCCGCGCCCGCCACCACCCCGGCTCCCGCCACCGCCGGGACCAGCTACTCGGACGAGCCCCCCTTCTGATCGGAGCGACACCATGACCAAGCACGACATCCTGACCCTCGCCGTCGGCATCAACCTCGGCACGCTGCTCTGCCTCGTCGTCCACTTCGGTAACGACCTGCTCAACGTCCGACGTGATCGCCGCCGGGTGGCCGCGCGCCGTGCCGAGGCCGCACCCCGGGAGCAGGCGTGACTGCGGCGGCGCCCGGCGACGGCGAGCGCCTGTGCCTGCTGTGCGACGAGCACGACGCGATGGGCGGCATGCTGTGCCCCGGCTGCACGAAGGCGACCGTCGTGCGCCTTGAGTGTCTGCCCGATCTGTACGCGGGGCTTCTGCCCTTCCTGACCCCGTCCACGGCCGTGAGCCAGGGCCGGAGCGGGAAGGGCGGCCCTGCCCCGCTCCCCGTCGTCGAGGGCGTCCTCGACCTGCGCGGCCCCGGCGGCATGGTCGGTGTGGCCGAGGACTGGCTGAGCTCCGTCCGTGACGCACGCCAGATGCGGCAGCCCGTCCCGGCCGGATCGGTTGAAGCCCGGCTCAAGGCCGCGGCGGCCGGACTGCTCGCCAACATGCCGTGGATCGCCGTGTCCTGGCCCGAGGCCGGCACGTTCGCCGCAGAGATCCGTGACCTGACGCGGTCGGTCCGCTCGATCATCGCGCCGGAGCCGGCCGTTGACCGGGGCGAGCGGCTCGGCCACTGTCCGGCGATGGACTCGGCGGGGGTGCTCTGCGGTGCGGTGTTGTGGCTGCCCCGCGGCGAGAAGGCCGTGCGGTGCGAGTGGTGCGACACCCGGTACCCGCCCTACGTGTGGGGCCAGTTGAAGACGTGGATGACCGAGGACGCGCGGGCACGCGATGCGGCGTAGCCCTTGCACATCCAACCCAGGGTGGGATAGCGTGCCTCTTGTGAACGCGAAACCCTGGCGGGATCGGGTCCGCGAAGAGGACGAGCTGGTGGAACAGCTCCAACTCCTCGTGTCCGACTCAGCCAAACGGAGAGCGCTCGCCCTGCTCGAAGGCGTCAACGAACTCGGAACCGTGGCCAACGTGGCCCGGGAACTCGGGAAGAGCTGGAACGCCATCGACAAGGCGATCAAGAAGAACGGGCCAGGCCCGACAACCGAATAGAGACGGGGCCGGACGACAGCTCCCGGGCGGTGGAACGCCCGAGGCGCGCGCGTCGCCCGACCCCAACGCCCCGGAGCGGGTCAACGCTCCGGCACTTGCCCACGAGAGAGATAGGACCTCCTCATGGACCGTCGGCATCTTCGCATGCCCGCTGCCCAGAGCAGCACCCCGCCCGCCCGGCGCCTCATCGCCGTCGGCATGACCCGCCACCACGGCGGCCGCACCACCACGGTGCGCGCCACCGAGGCCGGCGCCACCGGCACCATCCGCCCCGCCGGCGGCACCCGATGACGCCGCCCCTCGTCCTCAGCGACGACACCATCACCCTCCTCGGCCAGTTCGCCGACACCCTCGACGCCAAGCGGCCGCACGCCGAGATGAGCGAGCCCCTCCGCCTCGCCCGCGCGCTCTCCCTCGCCGAGCAGCTCCACGGGCCCACCGAGGCCGCGCTCACCGCCGAGCAGGACCTCCTCGCCGCAGCGCCCCGCGTCACCCCCGGCACCACCCGCGGCGAGTACGCGGTCAAGCTCAGGCTCATCGCGCAGGGGGTGAGCGCCCGATGAGCGACGCCGACGGCCTCCGCGCCCTCCTCGACGCCGTCCTCGACGCGATCGACATCCCGTTCCCGGCGACCGGGGTGGACCTCGACACCTACCGCACCACCCTCGAACGCCGGGCCACCCTCGCCGTCGTGACGGCCCGCGCCGCCCTGGCCGAGCCCCCGGACGACATCCAGTGGAACGTCGACTACCTCCGCCGGAAGCTGGCCGAGAACCCGGGCCCGGAGGCTGGCCAGTGACCGCGGCCCGCACCGTCACGGTGCCCACCCTCGTCATCAACGTCGTCGACGCCACCGTCCCCGAACCGGCCTGGTGCCGCGGACACGAGGACCTGCCCGCGAACGCGCTCGTCGACCTCGGCCACCGCGGCATCGAGCACCACCTCGGCACCGCCGAGCACCCCGTGTTCGTCGCCCAGCTGTCTCAGTACCCGCACGGCAGCGGGCCCCATGACGTCCGCCTGTACGTCGAGGCCGTCAGCGAACCCGACTCACTCACCCCCGCCGAGGCCGAGCACCTGGCGGCCGCGCTCGTCGAAGCCGCCGTCCAGCTCCGAACCCTCGCCCTGCAGCTGGCCGTCCTGCGCGCCGAGGACGGTGCCCAGTGACCGGCTCACTCACCCTGGCGCAGCGGCGCGCAAAGGTGCGCCACATGGCGCAGGACGGTGCATCGAACCGCGCCATCGCCGCCGAACTCGACATCAGCAAGGACACCGTGGCGCGCGACCTCGCCGCACCGGTCGAGACACCGGCTCAACTGATGGCGCAGCGTGCGACACGCACTGAGACGGCCATGAGCCAGTTGAGCGCCGCAGCTCAGGCCGCCGTCGCAGCCAACCCGGCGCACACCATCACCGACGATGAGACGGCTCGGCGCTGGTGGACCGAACTGCGCGCCACCGCGGCGCAGCTCCTGGCGCACGCCGACGAGTTCGCCACCTACTACCCCGGCGCATCCGAGTCCGGCGGTGCGCCATGACGTACCACGGCCTCGGCTACTACGGCCTCCTCGGCGTCCTCGGCGCCGCCGTCCTCCTGACGCTGCTGCCCAACGGATCGCGCGCGCACCGGCTGCTCTCCCGAGCCGTCCTGGCCGCGCTCCTCCTCGTCGCCGCCATCGTCGGCCTCTCGTACTGAAGGACCACACCGTGAAGACCAGCCTGCTCGCCGCCATCGACACCGCGCACGCCCACACCATGGCCGCACCCCCGGCCGCCGGCACCACCGGTGGATCCGTCCCCATCAGCGTCCTGCTGATCATCGCCCTGTCCGGTGTCGCCTGGTGGATGTTCAAGCACGGCGACAAGAACAAGAAGCTCCACCTCATGCCCGGCTTCGTGTGCCTCGGCCTCGGCCTGTCCATGTCCGGCACCCAGATCGGCACCATGGTCAACCAGCTGTTCGGGACGTTCGCGCAGATGATCGCCCAGTTCGCCAGCAACGCCTGACCGTGACTGAGTCCGAGGCCGACACCATCGAGCTGCCTCCCGTCCCCGAGTTCGGGCACGGGAGGCCTCGGTGGGCTGCACAGCGCATCCACCCCCGGCGCCTTGCCCGCGGCCACCTCATCCAGTGGGCCCGGCTCCGCTCCTGGACTATTGCCACCGGCCACCCCAGCCCCGGCACCGCCATCCCTCGCCGCGTCGCCGGGCTCACGGCCGTTGCGCTGCTCGCCTGGCGTACCGGCCACCAACAGCCACAGCTCCTCGGCATCGCCGCCGGCGCCTACGCCCTCACCGCCTGGCGGGACGGCCGCCCCGTCCCCCCGACCCCACCAACCGAAGAAGAGCTGCGCCGCCGGGTCGCCCTCGGCGTGCAGCAGCTGCTCGGAGACGACCCCGCCGTGTTCGTCCGCGACGTGTACGACGCGTTCCGGGCCCGACCGGCCGCCGCCCACCTCGACGACGCCCGGATCCGCGCCGTGCTCGTCCACTGCGGGATCACCATCCACCGCAGCGTCCGCGTCAGCGCCACCCAGACCGGCCGCAGCGGCATCAAGGCCGAGGACATCGAAGCCCTGCTCTCCCCCACACCCGTAGACACCGCTTCTGAGGCTGTAGACGCAGGTCAGGACGCCACAGAAGAGGCCGCAGACCCCGCGTAGAGCGGGCCGTAGACCACCAATTCGGCACCCACAGAAGGAGATTTCCAATGCCCGAGCGCCATGACATCACCGTCCGAGGCTGCATTACCGACCCCGCCGGAAACGTCGTCACGTGCCCCAACTGCGGTGCACACGAAGACCTGACCATCCACGGGCCGAATGGCGGAACGGGCGCCCTGATGTGCCCCGTCGGGCACCACTTCCCGGTCCCCGAGCCGATCGACGCCGTCGACCTCCTCGCGCGCGCCGCCGCCGACCCGCGCACCGTCTTCATCGCCTGACCCACACCAACCCCAGGGCGGCCGCATCACTGCCAGGCGACCGCGGCCGCCCCGGGCCCCATCCCCAACCACGAGACAGGACCACGATCATGGCACTCGACCCGATCAGCCTCGACGAACTCCGCCGCCGCAACGACGAGTCCCAGCAGCAGCGAGACGCCGAGAAAGCCGCCGAGGAGAAGAAGTAGGTGTAGCTACACCCGAGGCCCCGGCCGTCACCACGGCGGCCGGCGCCCCGCCTGAGTACGTGGTCAGTCGAGCAGTACAACGCACGCCAGCAGCAGACCCAGGAGGGCGTTTAGCATCGTCAGCCAGCCCACCCATCGGGCCCGGCCGTCGACAGCGTGCACCAGCTTGCGGACTTCCGCGACGTCATCCCACGTTGAAGGTTTCTCCGCCTCGGCGGACTGGCGCCGCAGGCTGATCAGTGAAAGCGCGCCTGCTATCCCGGCGGCTATTGCCGCCGCTATCCCCACACATACGATCGCGGTCTTCATGGGCGCAACCTAGCCCCGAACCCTTTGCCACACTGGGGATATGGAGTACCTGCTGCCGCCGCTCGGCACCCTCACCACATCCATGGCCGCCATGTTCGCCGGCGTCCAACCCGCCACCATCCGCGACTGGGTACGACGCGGGATCCTCACCCGCTGCGGCGGCAGCCCAAAGCGGCCGCTCTACCGCATCGCAGACGTCGAAGCGGCCCGGTACGCGGCCAAGCCGACACGCGACGGCCAGCGCGGTGTCAACGCCGCTTGACGTGCGACGATCCGTGCGCCACGATTTGACCACCACACGCATGCCCCGAGACCCCGACCGCCACCGGTCGGGGTCTTCGCATTTCCCACACATCTTCGGTACCGCTGCCCCATGATGGCCCCAAGCGACACAGCCCAAGGGGGGCACCATGGGATTCATCAACAACGCCAAGGCCACCGCAGCAGGCACCGAGGCCCGAGATGCCTACGCCAGAGGCGACTACGTCCTCGTGTACAAGTTCATCGAGGCCAACGCCACCAGCAAGACCACCGCACCCATGACCGGCATCTCCGAACAGATCACAGCCGTCGAGTCAGCCGGATGGATGCTCCAGAACATGGCGGCCGCCGAGAGCAAGACCCTGGGCGGAGAGCGCGTCGCACTCGTCTGCCTCTTCCGCCGACGCAACCAGTAGGCACCCCGTACCGGCCCGGTCGCACCCCCGTTGCGGCCGGGCCTCCCCAGGCCGGGAGGTGCACGCCGATGGCTGGCCGCTCCGACCTCACCTCCTACGGCTACCGCAAGGGCCGCGCCGCCTTCCTCGCCGACAACGACGTGTGCCACATCTGCGGCCACCCCGCCGCCGACGTCATCGACCACGTCCGCCCCGTCGCCGCCGGTGCCGACCCCCGCGACCGCGACAACTGGGCACCAGCCCACGGCGTCAACCGCTGCCCCACCTGTGGCCGCAACTGCAACGGCGAGAAGGGCGCAAACGCAACCGCGCCACGCCTCAACACCTCACGCGACTGGTACGCCTGACCTCGAAGACCACAACACCTCTTGATCAGATCACGTCGTCGCAGGTCAGCGGCCCGGAGCCCCAGGATTTTTTTCAGGGGGCCTCTTCCCAGCCCCGTGCCCAGCTTTTATTTTTCTCTCCCCGGCCAAATCCCAACGGGATGATCATGGTCGTGGGTGCTCTGACCTGCACTGATTCACCGGGAGGTGGAGTGTCGAACCAACCGAGCGGGCCGGTCGAGCAGGCCGTCCGCTCCGACGTTGAGCAACTCGGCGACTTGGTCGGCGTCGAGCCGTCCCTCTCGGAGATGGCGTACACCCTGGCCCACGAGATCGATGCCGGTGGAGGGGACGAGGGGAAGCTGCTGCCGCAGCTCAACCGTGAGCTGCGGCAGACGCTCGCGCAGCTGCTGGAGGGGCGGGCGACGGATGACGACGACGACCTCGGAGACCTGGCAAGCCCCGACTGACTTTGCCGAGGACCTGCTGGACCGGTACGGGCTGACGTGCGCGCCTCGTTGGGGCACGCCTCGGCACCCGGACCGGCCGTCGCTGGGCCCGAAACTGTGGCGGGTGATGGAGCTCCTCGGTGCTCCGCCGATGCCGTGGCAGAAGTACGTGTCGGATGTGGCGCTGGAACTCGACCCGGAGACGGGGCTGTTCGCACACCGCGAGGTGGGGCTGAGCGTCAGCCGGCAGCAGGGGAAGACGGAACTGTTCCTGGCCGCGCAGGTTCACCGGTCGTTGGCGTGGCCGAAGCAGAACATCATCTACGCCGCCCAGCATCGGAGCATGGCCCGGCAGCGCTGGGAGGACGAGTTCTGGGAGAAGATCTCAGACTCCCCTCTCGCGAAGCGTGCCCGGATCCGGAAGAGCAACGGGAACGAGGCCATCATCTGGCCGTCGACCCGCAGCCGTATGGGCATCACGTCGAACACGGAGAAGGCTGGACACGGCCCGCCGCTGGACATGGGGCTCATCGACGAGGCGTTCGCCCACGAGGACGACCGCCTGGAGCAGGCGTTCAGCCCGGCGATGCTGACCCGGGCCATGGCTCAACTGTGGTGGGCGTCGGCTGGCGGCACGACGAAGTCGACGTGGCTGAACCGGAAGCGGGAGACCGGGCGGGCGCTGATCGAGGAACTGTTCGCTCTGCTCGCCGAGGACGCCGCTACACCGCGGCCGCGTACCGCGTACTTCGAGTGGTACGCCCCCGAGGACATGGCGCGCGATGACCCGGCGACGTGGCGGGCGACGCTGCCGGCACTGGGGCACACGGTGACCGAGGCCATCATCGCCGCCGAGCTGGAGAAGATGGCGGGCGATCCTGGCGGGTTCGACCGGGCGTATCTGAACCGCACGCGGAAGCCGACCCCGCCGTCGGATCCGAACGTGCCCAAGGAGTGCTGGCCGGGCCTGGCCGGGAGCGTCCTGCCCGTGACTGCCGACGTGGTGCTCGCGGTCGACGTGTCAGCAGACCGGTCGCATGCCTCGATCGGTGTGGCGGCACAGCAGCCTGACGGCACTGTGCACGTCGAGTTGGCCGACCGTCGTCCCGGTACGGCGTGGGTGGTACCCGCCTTGGTCCGGCTAAAGGCGAAGCGGGACCCGCTCCTGATCGCCATTGCCAGCAGCGGCGCCCCTGCCGGGTCGCTGATCGACGCTCTGGTTAAGGCCGGGATCACCGCCCCGGAGGACAAGGAACGGCCGCACCGCGGGCACCTGGCGGTGCTGCGGACGAACGACATTGTCGAGGCGTGCGGGCAGATGGCCGACGCGATGACGCAGTCGACGGTCGGCTACCTCGACCAGGCGCCGCTGACCGCCGCGGTGAACGGTGCCAGGACCAGACGCGTCGGTGACGCGTGGACGCTGGACCGCACGAAGTCCTTGACCGATGTGTCGCCGTTCGTCGCGGTGACGCTGGCCCGGTGGGCGCTGCTGACCAAGGGGCCGGCCGTGCTCGATGACTACGACCTGTTGGGCAGTATCCCGATGTGAGGAGGCTGGTATGCCGATGCCGCGATGGGCTCGGGCGATCACCTCGCCGTTCCGCCGCTTCGGGCAGGCCACGCTCAGGGCGATTACTTCGCTGCCGTGGAGCCATGGCGGTCCCGGGAATTCGGGCGAGGTGTCCGCGTCGCGGGCCCTGTCCCTCATCCCGGTGTTCGCGTGCGTGCGACTGATCGCTGACAACGTGGCGTCGTTGCCGCTGCAGTTGTTCGAACGCAGCGGCCAGGACCGGCACCCGATGAACTACACGCCGGAGCTGTTTCAGCATCCGGACGTGCAGGGCGACCTGTTCACGTGGCTCCACAAGTGCGTGCTGTCGATGTCGCTGCGCGGCAACGCCTACGGGCTGGTCACGCAGTGGGATCCGATGGGCTTTCCGACGATGGTGGAGTGGCTCAACCCGGACGATGTGTGGGTCGACGAGCTCGATCCGGTGCAGCCGAAGTACTACTGGCAGGGCCGGTTCGTCCCCCCTGATCAGATCCTCCATATCCCGTGGGTGGTTCTGCCCGGCAAGGTGGTCGGCCTGTCGCCGGTGGCGCTGTTCGCGCAGACGATCGGCGCGGGTCTGATGGTCACGGAGTACGGGCGGTCGTGGTTCACCAACGGCGGCACCCCTCCGGCCGTGTTGAAGAACAGCCAGAAGACGGTGGCGCCGGACGAGTCGGAGGAGATTTCGAACCGGCTCGCGTCCCGGATGCGGTCCCGTAAGCCGCTGGTTATCGGCTCCGACTGGGACTTCGAGGCGCTCAAGGTCAGCCCGGAGGAGTCCCAGTTCATCGAGTCGATGCGGCTCAACGCCTCGCAGATCGCCGCGATCTACGGTGTTCCGCCGGAGAAGGTGGGCGGTGAATCGGGCGGGTCGCTGACGTACTCCACGGTGGAGATGAACTCGCTGGACCTGATCAACACCACGCTGCGTCCGTGGCTGGTGCGCCTCGAGGGGGCGCTCACCAACCTCATGCCCGGCCGGAACTTCGTCCGCTTCAACGTTGACGCGATGCTGCGCACCAGCATCCTGGACCGGTACACGGCGCACGGTAAGGCGTTGGAGCAGGGCTGGCGGAACCTCGACGAGGTCCGCGCCATCGAGGACGAGTCGCCGCTGCCGGACAAGCAGGGCCAGACGTACCTGCCGCTGTCGTCGGCAATGTCTGTCAGCCTCGGCCCGGACCAGGCTGCCGCGCGAAACCTGGTGGAGATGGCCCAGAAGCTGGCCCCCGGGGTGGGCAAGCTGTTCACCGCGGACGAGGCCCGAACGATTCTCAACGACGCCGGAGCGAACCTGACCGGGCACTTCGTGCCCCCTGTGACGGAGGAACCATGAACGAGCAGGAGCGCCGGTTCACCCGTGGCCTCGTAGAGGTCAGGGCCGCCGCCGGCGCCAGGACGATCGGCGGGTACGCGGCGAAGTTCAACACTCTGTCGCGGAACCTGGGTGGGTTCGTCGAGCGGATCGATCCCGGGTTCTTCGCGAAGAGCGAGGGTGACGGGTGGCCGCGGGCGATGGCCCGCTACAACCACGACGACAACATGCTGCTGGGCACGTCCCGTTCGGGCACGCTGCGGCTCGTCACGGACGGCACGGGCCTGGACTACGCCGTGGATGTTCCGGACGCCAGGGCGGACGTGTACGAGCTCGTGCAGCGCGGTGACGTCGCCGAGTCGTCCTTCGCGTTCCGGACGCTGGCCGACGACTGGTCGATGACCGAGGACGGGTTCCCCGTGCGGACGCTCCTCGCCGGCCAGCTGGTCGACGTGGCCCCGGTCAACGATCCGGCGTACCTCGACACCAGCACCGGTCTGCGGTCCCTTGCCGAGCGCGCGGGCGCGGACCTTGAAGAGGTGCGGGCCGCGGCCGCCGCCGAGGAGCTCAGCCGGTTCCTGGCCGCGCCGAAGACCACGGTCACCATCGACCTGGCCCCCACCCCGCGCGCAGTTGGCGAGGCAGTCGCCGACGCCGTGAAGAGCATGACCGACCTGATGACCAGGGACAACGGCGGGCAGGGCGAACCCCACCCGCTGACGTCCATCCGGCAGCGGCGCGCCGAGCTGTACCGGCGCCGCACCCTCTGAGGCAGGGCGACACCCACCTCCACACCCCATCCATCAGACACCCCGGCCGACCGGCTGCGGGTGTCGTCGTCATGCCCTGGGAGGGCACCATGAGCGAGATCGTCAAGCGCCTGCAGGAGCGCCGCGCCAACGTGTGGGAGCAGAGCAAGGCGCTCCTCGACGCAGCCGAGGCCCGCGGCGGCGAGAACAGCAAGCTCACCGCCGAGGAAGAGACCACGTACCAGAAGCTGAACGCTGACCTGGACGCGATCGACGCCCGGGCCAAGGACCTGGTCGACGCCGAGCAGCGGAACAAGGACGCCGAGGCGTCGTTCTCCGCGCTGCTCGCGCAGCCGTCCACTGCCCGCCAGAACACCGGCACGGACTCGGAGCTGCGCCGGTGGGCGCGCGGCGAGATGCGCGGCGTCACGATCGCTCCGCCGGAAGGAACGACCTTCCGTGACCTGACCAAGGGAACGGCGGCGGCGGGCGGCTACACCGTTCCGACCACGTTCTACGGCCAGCTGATGGCCCACCTCATCGAGGTGTCCGGCGTCATGGAGGCCGGGCCGACGGTCCTCAACACGGCGTCCGGCGAGTCGATCGACGTGCCCGTCACCACGGCGCACTCCTCGGCGGCACTGACCGCCGAGGCCGCCGCGATCAGCGAGTCCGACCCGGTGTTCGCGAAGCGGACCCTGGGCGCCTACAAGTACGGCGTCCTCCTGCAGGCGTCGTCCGAGCTGCTGTCCGACACGGGCGTCGACCTGGAGGGCTACCTGGCCATGCAGGCCGGGCGGGCGCTGGGTAACGCGTTCGGTGTCCACGCCGTGACCGGCGACGGATCGTCGAAGCCGACCGGTGTCATCACCTCGGCATCGACCGGGAAGACCGGCGCCACCGGCGCTGTCGGTGCGTTCACCGCGGACGACCTGATCGACCTGTACTACAGCGTCATCGCCCCGTACCGGAACAGCGCCTCGTGCGGCTGGCTGATGCGCGACGCCACCCTCGGGGCCGCGCGCAAGCTCAAGGACACGCAGGGCCAGTACCTGTGGCAGCCGTCGATCCAGCTCGGTGTCCCGGACATGCTGCTGGGCAAGCCGGTCCACACCGACCCGAACGTGGCCGCGGTCGCCGTGTCCGCGAAGTCCGTGGCGTTCGGTGACTTCTCGCAGTACTTCGTCCGCATGGCCGGCGGGGTCCGGTTCGAGCGGTCGGACGACTACGCGTTCAACACCGACCTGACCACGTTCAGGGCGATCATCCGGGCGGACGGTCTCACGATCGACCAGACCGGTGCGATCAAGGTGTTCGCCGGCGCCGCGACCTGACCCGCCCCTGAAGCCCGGCCCGCAGCGAATGCGGGCCGGGCTCCTGCGTAGAGAGGACCGCACGATGCGCATCCGCATGAAGGTCACCCTGTCCGGTACCCGCAACGGTGAGGACTGGCCGCCCGCCGGCGAGATCGCCGACATCCCCACCGGCGAGGCGCAGCACCTGATCGCGTCCGGGATCGCCGAGGACGCCGCCGGCCGCAAGGGCCAGCTGCCCAAGGTTGAGACCGCAGTCGCGCCGAACACCGCCGAGACACGGGGCACCGCCCGAAAGGCGGCAGCCCCGAAGACACCCAAGGGGTAGACGTGGCGCACGAGTACGCAGACCGGGCCGCGCTCAAGGACGCGCTGAGTATCGAGGTCGACGACACCACCCGGGATGCGCTGCTCGACCGTGCACTGGCCGCAGCGTCCCGGGGTATCGACACCGCGACGGGGCGCCGCTTCTGGCTCGACGACGCAGCAAGCGCCCGCACGTACCGGACCGCTGGACGCACCTTGTGGGCGGACGGTGGCGAGGTGCTGAACGTCGACGACATCGGCGCCGCGACGGGACTGGTCACAGCGACTGGTACCGCAGGCGCCTGGTCCACGGTCACCGACGTCGAGACCACACCGGACAACGCGCTCGCCCGCGGCCGCCCGATCACCGGGCTCCTGCTCGCCGGTGGCGGGTGGGGCACCCAGCGCGTACAGGTCACCGCCCAGTGGGGATGGCCAGCCGTGCCCGACGAGATCGAGCAGGCCACCCTCATCCAGGCCGCCCGCCTGTACCGGCGCAAGGACTCACCCGAGGGTGTGACCGGATCCGCCGAGTGGGGCGTGGTCCGCCTGTCCCGCCGCGACCCGGACGTGTGGGCGCTCATCGAGCACTTCGTACTTCCCGGCTTCGGATAGGGGGCGCACGTGGACATGTCCGCTGTACGCGACGCGGTCGCCGATGCTGCCCGCACCGTGGTTCTGCCCGAGGGCCTGGCCCGCCTCACCGCGACCGGGTACGTCCCCGACGCGGTGACGGTGCCCTGCTTCTTCACCGCCGACTACACCGTCGAGTACGACCGGGTGATGAACCGCGCCTTGGACAAGGTGGAACTCACCTGCCAGGTCCTGGTCGGGATCGCGGACGACCGAGCCGCTCAGCGCCTGCTGGACGCGCTGCTGGCCGGGTCCGGACCGTCATCCCTCAAGGCCGCCATCGAGGCGGCCCGCGGTGCGCCCGGGGACTACGCGCTGGGTGGTCTCGCCGACGACCTGCACGTCACCCGCATGCAGGGCTACCGCTGGTACGAGCACCAGGGCACCACGTACTTGGGCGGTCAGCTCATCGTCAACATCATCGGAGAGGGGTAACCGTCGTGAGCAAGTTCGTGCTGCTCGACGCCCGACTGTTCGCGCCGGGTGCCGACCTGTCCGGCGCCTCCAACAAGATCGAGCTGACCAGCGAGATCGAGGACAAGGACGCCACCACCTACCGCAGCGGCGGATGGAAGGAAGTCCTCGGCGGGCTCGGCTCGGCTGAGATCTCGGCCGAGGGTCTGTGGGAAGCCGGGGATCCGTCGAAGGTCGATGACGCGTCCTGGTCCACGCTCGGCGGGATCGGCCCGTACACCGTCTGCCCGGGCGACTCCGTGGTCGGTGCGCTGGCCTACGTGACGTCGGGCATGCGGACCGACTACAAGGTGGGCGACGCCGTCGGCGAGATCGCACCCTGGTCCGGCACGGTCAAGTCGTCCTGGCCGCTGGTGCGTGGGCAGATCGCGCACCCGCCCGGCACGGCCCGCACTGCGACCGGAACCGGGACCGCGCTCAACCTCGGCGCCATCCCGGCAGGCAAGCGGCTGTACGCCGCCCTGCACGTCCTGTCGGCGACCGGCACCACTCCGTCCATCACCGCCCGCATCGAGAGCGGAGACGCTGCGCTCACAACGCCCACGACCCGGCTGACGTTCGCCGCGGCCACCGCAGCCGGCGGGCAGATCCTGCGCGGCGACGGCACCGCCATCACGGACACGCACTACCGCGTCGCCTGGACGGTGACCGGCACAACGCCCTCGTTCATGTTCTGCGTCTCTCTCGGAATCAGGTGATCCCCCATGGCCAAGATGGTCCTGCTCGCGGCGTTCGTCAGCATCGGCGGAAACGACCTCAGCAGCTACACCCGCAAGGCCGAGCTGACGGTGGAGGTCGAGGACAAGGAAGTCACGACCTACGCCAGCCTCGGCTGGAAGGAAGTCCTCGGCGGCCTCAAGTCCGGTGAGCTGTCGGTGGAGGTACTGCAGGACGTCGCCGCAACGAAGATCGACAGTCTGATGTGGCCGCTGCTCGGCACCGTCGTGCCGTTCGTGGTCCGCCTCGACAGCGGGGCGAAGTCGGCGTCGAACCCGGAATGGACCGGCAGCATCCTGGTCAACGGGTGGAACCCGATCGAGGGATCCGTCGGCGACGAGGCGTCGGTGTCCGTCGGCTACCCGACGTCGGGGGCCGTGGTCCGCACGACCGCCTGATGGCCGGCGGCCCGCCCTTCGACCTGAGCGTCACACACGAAGGGCTCGACTCCCTGGTCCGGGCAATCCGCCAGGAGGCCGACGGCAAGCAGCTCCGCAAAGAGCTCGCGAAGAACATGCGGAACGCGCTGCGCCCCGGGGCCGCCCACGCCAAGAGCTCGATCATGGCGATGGGTTCGTCCGGCATGGGCACCGGGCCGTCCCTGCGCAGCGCGGTCGCGAAGAAGATCCGCCCCGAAGTGAAGCTCGGCGGCCGCTGGTCCGGGGCCAGGGTGAAGGCGTTCAAGACCCCCGGCATCCGCGGCTTCTCGAACGCCCCGAAGCGCCTCAACCGCCGCAACGGCGGATGGCGAACCCTGACCTGGGGTCACGAACCGTGGCGTACCCAGATCGGCAAACGCGGCTGGTTCGACGACGCCTTCGTCAACGACGCCGCCGTCTACCGGGCCGCGGTCCACGAAGCGATGGAAGACATGGCCCGCCGCCTCGCGGCCCGGGCCGGATAGGAACCCCATGTACCTGGTCCTGCACCGCGAGGGCGATGCCGAGCCGACCCGCTGGGTCTACGACTACAAGAAGCTGATGAGCGTCGAGCGGGAGGACATCGAGCGGCGCACCGGCCGGAACTTCTCCCAGTTCACCCAGGACGTTCAGCAGGGAAGCTCCCTGTGCCGGCGCGCGCTGCTGTTCACCTATCTGCGGCGCGACCATCCGAAGACGAAGTTCGAAGACGTCGACTTCGGATGGGACGAGCTGAAGCTGGAGTACTCCAAGCAGGAGTACACGGCGATGCGTGAGGCCGTCCTGGAGTCCATGCACGGTGACGAGCTGGCCGCCGCGCTGGGCGCGATCGACCGGGACATCGAGACTGCCTTCGACGATGCCGAGGCCGGTGAGGGAAAAGCCCGGCTGCCGATCGCCGGGTAGCTCAACTCGGCAATGCGGCACATCTGCTCGGCATCAAGCCCTGGCAGTGGCAGCTGTTGACGGTCGAGGAAACCGACGCCGCCCTGGCCTGGCTCGACGCCTACGAGAAGGCACAGAACGAAGCCGCCAACACCTGAGATCAGAGAGGGGACCGCCGTGGCTGACACCTCCTTGGTCTTCAACCTCGTTGCCCGTGACCGTGCGTCCGGTGTCGTCGAGCGCATGGGCGAGCGGATGAGCACGGCGTCGACAGCGATCGGCGCCGGCATCGGGGCAGCCCTCGGGGTGGGGGTGGCCACCGCGATCAACATGGACGGTGCGAACGCCAAGCTGGCCAACCAGCTGAACCTGAACGAGGCTGAGGCGGCCCGCATCGGCCAGGTCACGGGGGCGGTGTTCGCCGACGGGTTCACTCCGTCGGTGGACGAGGCCGCCATCGCGCTACGTGGAGTGGCGACGTCAATGGTCGACGTGGGTGACACATCGTCGACAGAGCTGCAGAAGCTCACCACGCAGGCGCAGGTCCTGTCCGACACGTTCGAGTTCGACCTGTCTCAGGCAACGCAGGCAGCGGGCAGCCTGATGAAGTCCGGCCTGGCGGCGAACGGCACCGAAGCCTTCGACCTGATCACCTCGGCCGCACAGAAGCTGCCGCAGGAGATGGCCGGCGAGCTCCCGCTTCTGATCACCGAGTACGCCGGCTTCTTCGACGAGCTCGGGGTGACCGGCCCTCAGATGATGGGTGCCCTCACCGAAGCGGCGAAGAACCCGCTGTTCGAGATCGACAAGCTCGGCGACGCGGTGAAGGAGTTCAACCTCCGCATCGTCGACACCAAGGCCATGAAGGATCCCCTGAAGGAACTGGGCCTGAGCGTCACCGACATCCAGGCGAAGGTCAACGCGGGCAAGGGCACGCAGGCATTCGACGAGATCGTCGTGGCTCTGTCGAAGGTGAAGAACCAGACCGACGCCACCCGTATCTCTGCCGCGCTCATGGGCGGCCCGGGCGAGGACGCGAAGACTTCGCTGCTCGGTCTCGGCAAGGCTGGCGGTTTCGCTGCGATGGGTATGGACGACGCGGCCGGATCCACGCAGAAGATGGTCGAACGGGTGGAGGGTACCGCCTCTCAGAAGATCGCCAAGTTCAAGAACACGGCGGTGACGAAACTCGCCGAGGTCGGGGCCGCGTTCCTTAGTTTCGGCATGGCCCACCAGGGCGCCGTCACGCCGTTGCTGTACGCGCTCGGCGGCCTGGCCGCAGTCATCATGGCGGTGTCTGTGGCGCAGAAGGTGTACGCCACCTACAGCGCGATCGCGACGGTGGCAACGAACGTCATGAACTCCTCGACTTGGCGGGCGATCGCCGGGTGGACCCGGATGATGGCCGTCGGTGTGATGTCCATGCTCCGCATCGCTGCGACGTCGGTGGTGTCCGCCGCGACAACGGCGGCCGCCTGGGTCGGCAGCGCCCTGGTCGGCATCGGGACGTGGATTGCGGCGGTGATCCGGGCCGCGGTGACAGCGGCCGCGCAGTTCCTGCTGATGGCTGCCCGGGCGGTGGCGTGGGCTGCGGTCATGGCGGCGCAGTGGCTGATCGCGATGGGCCCGATCGGATGGGTCATCGCCGCCGTGATCGCCCTTGTTGTCGCGATCGTGGCGAACTGGGACCGGATCAAAGCAGTGACGTCGGCCGTGTGGAACTGGCTGTGGGGAAAGATCAAATCCATTGCCGGTTCGATCCTCGGGTTCTTCCTCAAATGGAATCTCGTGGCGATCTTCCTGCGGCACTGGGACCGCATCAAGAACGGCGTCATTCTGAAGGCCGCCAGCCTGATGTCCTACGTGGCGAACCTTCCCGGGCGCATCGTCAAGGGCATCGGCAACCTTGGGTCACTGCTCTACGGCAAGGGCATGGACGTGGTCCGCGGCCTGTGGAACGGCATCAAGTCCATGGGCTCCTGGCTGAAGTCGACGCTCACCGGCTGGGCGAAGAACCTGATCCCCGGCCCGATCGCCAAAGCCCTCGGCATCCACTCACCGTCGCGCGTCATGGCCACGGTCGTGGGCCGGTGGATCCCTGCCGGTGTCGTCGACGGGATCGAGGACGGGCAAGGCGTCCTCGACCGGAAGATGGCCACCCTCGTTCAGCCGTCCTCGGTGCAGGGCATGAGCGTGGGCCGGCAGATGGGTGGCAGTGCGGCGCCGCTTCTGTCCGCGGCTGGGCAGGGGGCGACCGTCATCCGTATCGAGGTGGCGGGGCCCGAGGAAATGAAGCGGCTGCTGCGGAGCATCGTCCGCAAGGACGGGCGCGGCTCCGTCCAACTCGCTTTCGGCACAGGACAGGGGTAGCAGATGGTGTTCCCGACGACTCCGCTGGACGTGCGCACAGAGATCCAGATCGGCGGCGCGTGGACTGATGTCACCGCGGACACGTACACGCGTGATCCGATCACGATCACCCGAGGCACCGCAGATGAGGCGTCCAGCACCGAACCGTCCAGCTGCTCCCTGACCCTGAACAACCGGCACGGAAAGTACAGCCCCCGCAACCCGATGAGCCCCTACTACGGGCTGATCGGGCGGAACACCCCGGTGCGGGTGTCCGTGCCGGGGGCCGAGTCGTACCTGTCCTTGGACGGGACGACGGCGGGGGTTGCCACGACCCCGGACGCGGCCGCCCTCGACATCACGGGCGACCTCGACATTCGGGTCGAGGCGACCGCGGACTGGTACGCGGCCGGGTCTCAGGCCCTGATCGGGAAATGGATCACCGCGACCAACCAGAAGAGCTACCTGCTCCGGCTCGCCGACGGCCTGCTGACGTTCAACTGGTCGACGAACGGATCCGTGACCTCCTTCGTCACTCTCACCCTTCCGACACTGCCGCGCCGGGCCGCGCTCCGCGCCACCCTCGACGTCAACAACGGAGCCGGTGGGCTCACGTGCACGCTGTACTGGGCCGAGTCCATGGCCGGGCCGTGGAATGTGATCGGCTCACCGGTTACCTCGACCGGGGTCACCAGCATCTACGCGGGCACAGCCGCATTGGAACTCGCGCCCCTTGCAGCCAGCGGCGTCACGCCTCTGCGCGGCCGGGTACACCGGGCCGAGGTGCGGTCCGGAATCGGTGGCACCGTCGTAGCGTCGCCGGACTTCCGGGCCCAGACTGTGGGTGCGACCGGGTTCACGGACTCGGCCGGCCGGGTCTGGTCCACGACCGGCACGGCCGCCGTCACGAACCGGCAGTATCGGTTCGTCGGGGAGATCAGCGCGTGGCCGTCCCGCTGGGACGTGTCCGGCAAAGACGTGTGGGTGCCGGTCGAGGCGGCCGGAATCCTCCGCCGGATGGGGCAGGGGAAGAAGGCCCTTGACTCCACCCTGCGCCGGCGGATCCCGTCCGGTGCGGGCATGCTCGCGTACTGGCCGATGGAGGACGAGCAGGGCGCGACCGCCGCGTACTCGCCGTTGCCCAACGTCCGGCCCCTGGCCGTGACCGGGCTCGACTTCGCTGCGGAGGACAGCCTGAGCGGTTCGTCCCCGCTGCCCATGACGAAGAACCCGGCCAGCCTGTCGGCTCGGGTGCCTGGCACCACGACGTCGGGGTGGCAGGTCGAGTTCGTCTACAACCTGCCGACCATGCCCGCCGCGCAGACCGAGATCATGCGGGTCGTCCTCGCCGGAGCCGTGCTGCGTACCGTCGTCGTGTATGCGTCGACGGCCGGGATCCGTATCGAGATGCTCGACAAGGACGACGCGGTCCTCCAGTTCTACGTGAACACCGGTGGGCCGGACATCGCCGCTTTCGCGGGGGTATGGAACCGGTTGGCAATCTACTCCGGTGACGCGGGTAGTGGGCAGACGCGGGTGCAGGCGACGTGGCGGAACGTGGTGACGAACTTCCGCTACTACGCGTCGACGTTCGCGACGACCGGGCAGGGCCGCGTAACCACGGTCCGCGGGTCGTGGGGGGCCGGGACCGAGGGCATGGCCATCGGGCACCTTGCGGTGTCGGCGACCCCGGGAACGGGTGTGTCCGGCAGCCCACCCGCGTCCACGATTTTCGAGGGCGCCGACGACGGGTTCGCCGGGGAGACAGCTCTGGACCGCATGGCCCGGCTTACTGACGAGGAGGCGGCGCAGCTCGATCTGTCGTGGCTCGATGGGGACAGCACCACCGCGTCTGAGCGGATGGGCCCGCAACGCCCGAACACGCTGCTGGACCTGCTGGGCGAGGCGGCCGAGACAGATGGCGGGATTCTGTACGAGCGCCTGGACCGGGCCGCCCTGGTGTATCGGGATCGGGCGTCGCTGTACAACCAACGCGTGGCCCTGGCCCTCGACTACCTGGCGAAGGGTGAGGTGCCGCCGCCGCTGGAGCCGACCGAGGACGACCAGAAAGTCCGCAACGACGTGACGGTCACCCGGTCGGGCGGGTCGGCGGCAAGGGTGGTGGAGGAGACTGGGCCGCTGTCGGTGAACCCGCCGCCGGCGGGGGTCGGCCCGTATGACGAGTCCGTGACTTTGTCGTTGTACGACGACATGCAGCCGGAGCGGATCGCTGGGTGGCGTGTCCACCTCGGCACGGTGGACGAGGCCCGGTACCCGACGATCAGTGTGTGGCTGCATGCGGCCCCGCACCTCACCAATGCGGTGCTCGCTCTCGACATCGGGGACCGGCTGACGATCGCGAACCCGCCGGCGTGGCTGCCGCCGGGGCTGATCGATCAGCACATCCGTGGGTACACCGAGGTCCTCGGCCTGTTCGAGTGGTCGTTGACGTACAACTGCGCCCCGGCGTCGCCGTGGCAGGTGGGGGTGGAGGGCGACCCGGTGTACGCGCGGGCCGACACAGCGGGCACGGTCCTGGCTGCTGCGGTGTCGGACACGGCGACCGCCCTGCCGGTGACGACGACAGTGGGGCCGCGCTGGGTGGACACCGCCACCTACCCGACAGAGTTCCCGTTCGACGTGAGCCTGGGTGGCGAGCAAGTCACCGTGGCCGGAATCACCGGTGTGGCCGAGGACGTGTTCGCCCGGACCGTGTCCAACGGCTGGGGCACCGCCGACTCCGGCCAGGCGTGGGTAACGGATGGAGGGAGCGCCTCGAACTACGCAGTCGCGAGCGGGACGGGCCGCCACGTCATGCCGGTGAACACGTTCCTGGCCACCGTCGTACCAGTGGTAACACCGGACGTGGACCTGCGGGTGGATTTCTCCCTGTCCGCGCTCCCGGTCGGGGACAGCGCCTATGTGTTCCCGGTGATCCGGTACGCGGATGTGACGCGCTTTTACTTCGCACGGGTGCAGATCGCTGCGGGCGGGGCCATGACGCTGACGCTCCGCAAACGGGTCGGCGCCGAAACCCAGCTCGGCTCGTCGTACACGACCGGGTTCACGTACACGGCAGGGGCCCGGTACACCGTGCGTCTCGCCATGACCGGCAGCACGTTGACCGGCAAGGTCTGGCTGACGTCCGGGGCCGAACCCGCTGCGTGGCAGCTGTCCGCTACGGACACGGACCTGGTTGCCCCGGCCTCGGTCGGTGTCCGGACCCTGCTCGGTTCGGCGATCAGCAACGCCCCGCTCACCGCCCTGTTCGACAACCTGTACGCCGACCCGCAGCAGATGACCGTGACCCGGTCCGTCAACGGCATCGTCAAGGCCCAGACGGCGGGCACCGATGTGCGTCTCGCCTATCCGACCATCGCAGCCCTGTAGGAGGACCTCATGCCCATCCTGTCCGGGATGCGACTGACCAGCCTGCGCCTCAACTGGCTGCGGCCCGAGGTGTACTCGGTGGTCGGGACCGGCGACCTCACCGTCACCGGGACGACCACCGTTGTGCCTGGGTGCGAGATCACCGTCACAACCGGCGCGAACGCCCGCATCATCGCGGACGGGGCGGTGAACTTCCTCAACGGCGGGGTTGCCCTGACCGCGTCGTCGTTCGTGTCGACGCAGCTTGTTGTCGACGGGGCCACGATCCCGATCTTCGGCCGGTGGGGCGACACCGCAATTGGCGCCCAGGGCACCCCGTCCCAGCAGTGGGACATCCCCAGCCTTGCCGCCGGATCCCACACCCTGCGCCTGTCCGCAGCCCGCACGTCGGCAGGCACGGGCACGATGACGGCGGTCGGCGCGAACAGCGTCCTGATCGTGCAGGTGCTTGAGCAGATCGTCTGACCCCCGTCTACCCCCTGCCCCGCGCCGACCGGCCCGGGGCTTTCGCATGTCTGGAGATACGTATGGCCTGGTACCCGGGCGCCGTGAAAATGGAGCTCCAGCCGGAGAGCGACAGCCAGCCCGCCATCAAGCCCACCCAGTTCATCCTGCACAGCATCGTCGGCCCGTGGTCGCCTCAACGAACCTACGAGTACTGGCGCGACAGCACCAACCTGGAGTCCCACTTCGGCCTCGGCTACGACGGGCACCTCGGCCAGTACATCGGCACCCAGACCCGCGCCGACGCCACCGGAGCAGCGAACCGCCGCGCGGACGGCACGGGCGCCGTGTCCCTGGAGTCCGCCTCCAACCTCCAGGCCTCCGACCCGTGGACCGACGAACAGGTCGAGACGATCATCCGGCTCGGTGTGTGGCTCCACGAGACCCACGACATCCCCCTGCGGATCTGCCGCACCGCTTCGGACCCCGGCTACGGCTACCACCGCCTCCACGACGCGTGGAACCCCGACGACCACTCATGCCCCGGCCCGGCGCGCGTCCGCCAGTTCCACAACGTGATCTTCCCCGGCATCGTCGCCCGCGCGAACGGTGCCCCATCAAGCGAGGAGCTCGACATGGACGACCAGCAGGTGTTCAACGCGGTGTGGATGAAGGACGCCGCCCCCGCCCCGTCACGGTCCGGGACGAAGAAGACGAACCCGACCTGGTCCCCGGTGTCGTTCCTCCGGGAGATCTACGACCTCGTCGCCACCGTCAACGACAACGTCAAGGCGCTCGCCAAGCGCGTCGACGCCATCGAGAAGAAGGGCTGACCCATGGCACAGATCGAGTCCAAGGTAACGGCCGCAACCCTCGCCACGTTCGTCGTGGGCCTGGCCGCCGCCGTCCTCAACGCCGTGCAGGCGGACAGCTCACTCCTCGGCCCGCTCCCGGCGTGGTTGCAGGCCCCTGTGCTCGCCCTCGTCCCGGCCGGGCTCGCGTTCCTCGCCGGGTACCAGGCGAGGCACACTCCGCGCGGCATGTACGGGAGCCGTGAGTGAGCGAGAGCACGACCGGTGTGGTCGCCGTCGACGTCGTCGTCATCTGGTCCGTGGCAGCTGCCGCGGTCGCGGCCGGGCTTGGCCTGCTGTGGCGGATGACTCGGGGTGTGCGTCGCATCGTCACGAGGGTCGACCAGTTCGTCGACGACTGGAACGGGACGATGCCCCGGCCTGGTGTGTCCGGCCGACCTGGCGTCATGTCCCGCCTTGATGGGATCGAGGAGCGTCTGGGTCGGGTGGAGCATGAGCTGCACCCGAACTCGGGCAGCAGCCTGCGCGACGCGGTCGACCGAGTCGAGGCTGGTCTGAACGGATCACCACCCGCATCACCATGAACCACGCCCCTCGTCTCCGGCTTCGGCCGGCGGCGGGGGGCGCTTTCGTCATGTGCGGTCAGCTGAGCGCGTCGATCGCCTTCACGATCAGGGCGCGCGCGTCAGCCCCATACACGGCGGTCTGCCGCATCTGCTCGAACGCCCGCACGTACAGGGCGATCTCACTGGGTTGCGTGATCCGAACCTGCGCGGACACCAGCTCGACGGACACGAGCGAGTCGTCGTAGACGTGGAACGTCTCGCGCGGCCACTGCCCACGGGCCGCAGTTGACGGGATGATGCCCAGCGACACGGCCGGGAGGGCGCCCGCAGTCAGCAGGTAGCCGAGCTGGGCGGCCATCGCGTCCGAGCTGCCGATCCGGTAGCGCAGCACGGCCTCCTCGATGAGGAGCACGAAGCGGTGACCGCGCTCGTGAATGACGCGGGACCGCTCGACCCGGGCCCGGGCCGCGGCCGCGCTGTCGTCGACGGGGAGCTCGCGGAAGCGGGCGCTCATGCCGAGCACGGCGGCCGCGTATCCCTCGGTCTGTAGGAGACCGGGGACGAGGGACGAGGAGTACACGCGGAAGAGTTGCGTCTGGTGGAAGAACGTGACCGCGCTGTCCTGCAGCTGCTTGAGCCCGTTGCGGACTTGGTGGCGCCACTCGGTGTACATCGACTCGGCGTGGAGGGACTGCGCGATGAGGTCCTCGGCCTGGTCGTCCGCCCCTATGGTGCGGCACCACAGGCGGATGTCGGTGGCGGAGGGGGCGGTGCGGGCATTCTCGATGCGCGACGTCTTCGCGTGATGCCACCCGCACCCGCCGGCCAGCTCCACGACCGTGAGCCCGGCCCCCTTCCGCAGGTCCCGTAGCCGTCGGGCGACGACTTCGCGGGCGGCCTGGGCGGACGAGGACGGAGAGATGGTCATGGGCTGGCCTGTCCGGTGCTTTTTGCTAGCGGATCTTGTACTGGTCGTGCGGCACTGCCCGCTCCCACACCGCCTCGAAGGCGTCCGCACACAGCTTCACCGCGGCCGGGTCCTCGGTGAGCTCCGGCCCCTGCGATGAGCCGTCACCGGCGAAGTGGTTCCACTGAACGAGCTGCCCGTCGAACAGCCAGTAGTCGTTGCCGGGCAGGGCAAGGTCCGACGCCTGGCGGCGCGGCAGCCAGCGGACGTGTTCCCCGGCGGCGATGTTCGTGAAGGTGCCGGAGTGCTCGTAGTGGATGTACTCGCTGACCGGCTCGGACACGATCCGTGCCCGGCGCACTTCCACGCCGCGGCCCACTGTCTCGGTGACGAGGTCGAGCCACGGCCGCCACCAGGACGCCCGGTCGTCGGGGTCGTGGCGGAAGCCGGCGCGCCAGTCTGCGAAGGGGCCCGCCTCGTAGTCGACCGCGTAGGCGTCGCGCATCTCGAGGTGAACGGCGGTGCGGGTGCAGCGGGCGAGCAGCTCAGGGAAGGTCGGCACGTTCGACGGCATCGCACGCCTCTCTGATCATGTGCACCATCCTGGCGGGGATACGGATCACGGCCTCGCTCTCCGGGATTCCGACGGCGTGGCCCGGCACGGTGAACGCTGCCGCTTCCGCTTCGAGTTCGGGGCCCGGCTTCCATCCCTGGAACACGAGCTCCTTCTTGTCCTGGTCGACCCACACGGTGGGGCTCTCGTGGTCCCCGGTGTTGGGGTCGATCCCGATGAACAGTAACGACATGCCGGTCTCCGTCCACATGGTGTGCAGTTGTGTGCAACACCGTCGTGCAGGAGGCGCTGCCGGTCAAGGGTGCGAAGCGGCCAACCACCCATGCGGGCAGCCTGTGCGCACACTTCTGCACACGAGTGGTTGCCATGCACATCGGCTCCCTACGGTCAGCGGTATTCACTGACCGACGACGGGGGGCATACCCGTGATGACGCTCAAGGTGTACGAGGTAAACAGGGCGGGGACCACGACCCGAGTGTTACGGCCCGCGGCGCCTGTAGTGCCGGCCACCACCGTGGATCCGCGTGCTGCGTTCCCCGACTGCGAGTGTCCCCGCCACCGACCGTCCGGGAGCGACGCCACGTACCGGGCGTACCTCGCCCACACGATGTTCTGCGGATCCTGCCGCGCGGGGGCCGCGTGCGTCACCGCGGTACAGCTCGGCCGGGCGTGGAAGGCCAGCCGATGATGTGCGACCGCTGTGACAAGACGCTGGCCCCCGACGAGTCGGTGCCGTACACGATCCCTGGAGCGACCGGGCCCGGGGCCACGATCCTCGTACACCGGGAGCGGTGCACGCCACCGCCTCGGCCGAAGACGTACACCTACCCGCCCCGCTGATCTCCCTGCCCTGTACCCGAGGCCGGCGGCGGCCGGGGTGCAGGGCAGGGCAACGCCCCGGCGGGGGCCCCTACCTCTTCTTCCTCCGGGACTTGGCTGAGGCGAGTGCGAGCCGCTGGAAGTACGCCGACTTCAGGTGCTGCGCGACCCGGGCGATCTGCTCCTCCGTGGCATCGGGGTGCTTCTCGCGGCCCTGCTTCTCGAAGCGCCCCATCGACGCAGCTCGGGCCTTCGCCGTCCGGCTCGCCGGGTCAAGCGTGTTCGCCCAACTGATATGTGCAGCTAGGCGTGCACGCATCGAGCGCTCTGTCGGATTCAT